ATCGGGGTGCCGAGGTCAGTATCGGTGAACGCGGCAGTCGCGGAGGTAAGGGTCGAGGACGCGGCATTCGCGGCGGCGTCGGTGACGGTGCGCTGCTTGCCGCCCACGTCGGCGAATACGACACCCGGGTTGAGGACGTTGCTGAGGTCGCTCCAGGACGCCTGGCCGGTACCGGCGGCAGTAGACGCGGACTGGGCGACGTTGTGAACGATGAGACCACCGTTGGTGGTCCACACGCTGGCGCCGGAGATGTTCAGCCCGGAACCAACGGTGGCGGTCAGGGTGATGACGACCTTGGAGAAACCGCCGATGATGTTGACCCCGTACAGGCGGGCGTACCCCCAACCTGCGTAAGTGCCACCAGCTGTGACGGTCTTGAACCCGGCACCAGACGCGGCCCCGTCGATCGAGACGGTGAAGACCCCACCGCCGCCGGCGTCGTAGTACCAGACGTCGAGGACATTCCCAGACTTGTCAGGACTGTAGGTTCCGAAGTTGGTGGCGGTGCTGGTGTACTGACAGGTCGCGAAGTTGGTCCACGCACCCGTGAAAACCCACCGGCTGTCGATGGCGATAGTCGATCCAGCGCGCACGAACCCGGTGCCGTTCGCTGGAACCCCGACCGTCGCGAGCTGGTCCCGCATCGAAAGCGGCCAGGTGCGGATCCGGTCGATCAGGGTGCCACCGGAATAGTTCCCGATGATCCCCTCAGTAATCGAGTCCCCGATGACGAGGTGGTTGGTGACGCCGCCGTTGTCGAGGCTGGCGTTCCCGATGCCCTGGTCCATGTTGCGGGTGTTGGAGGACTTGTCGTTGTAGATCCCGAACAGGGCGCTGTAGGAGTTCGCGTTCTTCAGGACGTAATTCGACGGCGGTTGGGCGTAGGTCGGGAGGTTGGAGACCGGGTACGAACCGGCAACTACGATGATGTTGAACGTCGATGAGCCGGAGTGCGCCACCGGGGTTGTGGAGTCACAACCCCTGGTCACCGTGATGCTGCTGGCTCCCGCGGTGGCTGCGGTGATTCGGATGACTTCGGCCTGCTGAGAGGCGGTCGCACCAGTGGTGGCGTCGACGAGCGCATAGGTTTCACCGGGGACCAGAGTGCGGATCCCAGCGGCCAACGGGTTGCACGACCATGTTTCAACAGTCCCGGCGGCCGGTGTGGTCGTTGCCGAGGGCGTGATGATGAACTGGTTGTTGCGTTGGATGTCGGGCACGCCTACTCCTTCATGATGGGTCGGTCGAGGAGGGTTGCCCGAGAACGTGGGCTGAGGTGTTGTGCGACTGCGAAAGCAGTGGCTAGGGCTGCCAGATGACCAGGAGGGCGAGCTGTGCCCAGTTCCCGCCGGATGCGGCCCAGTTCGCGTTCTGGGTAGACAGGTGCAACTTGACGTTGATGGTCCGCGTCGGATCCATGGGGTCGCCGCCCATCGGGTTCGCGAACGTCCACTCCGTGCCGACACTGGCCGTGGCCCCGGTGGCACCCGAGGAGGCGTAGTTGCCGCCCGAGGTGAAGACATCGGCCTTCAAGTTGATGGTCAGGTTGTCCGCAGACGGACCCGAGTTGATCGCCGCAGCCGAGCCGATGAGCATGATGCCGCACTTGGTGAACCCGGTCGGAACACTGATGTTCTGGTTGATCACATCGGACCCGAATGACCCGCCTGTGGCGATCGCGAAGTTGTTCACGAACCAGTTCTTCGCGGTCATGTTCCCGATGGCCCGGTTCGCCGTGTTCACAGCCTGCACAGCCATGCCGTGCATCTGATTCATCTCCCGGCGCAGAGCAGCGACCTCACGCGACAACTCGATGATCGGGTCACGTGCCGGCATCCCATGGGACAACTGACCTGGTTGCGTCATCCGAGACTCGCCCCCTTCAAGATCGGAGTGATTGTGGTGACATCGGCCCGGTAGCCGATACACCGCCCGACACCAGACAGAGGGCTCGAGAACGCGATTCCACTGAGCGACCAACCGAGGTCATCGCCAAGGAGCCAGTCGGTACCGAACTGCTTGCCCAGGAGCGTGTTGGGCAGCACCATCGTCAAGGGCTGTGCGCCGTCCTGGAGTTGCGTTACCGCAGCTGTCGCGTAGGTCGCCAACACGGCAGGGTCGGAGACGGTGTGGTTCGGCGAGTACGCGTACGTCCACAACGGACGTCCTTTGAGATTGGCCGCGACAGCCTCCGCGAACGGAACATCCGTGGTCGTAGTGGTCGCCAACGCCGACCCGTAAGCGATGACGTCATTCGCACCATGACTCGGCGAGAAGTCCTCAGTGAACGCCGAGGACGGGAGCATGTCGGTCGGCTCGATAGTCACGTTCGGCTGCGCACCCGCCAATACTGCGGTACCGAGCCGACCACCATAATTGAGCCGCGGAAGGATGATGCCGGTGGCCACGTTCCAGGTCCAGTCCATCGACCACTCCGGGCCACCAGTGACCCCGGAGAGCGCTTGCAGGGCCGCGTACACGGTGGTCTGCGAAGACGGCGTGTAAGCAACCGTCTGGGTCTGAATCGAAGGTGTCGTCGTCTGCCGCAACGCGATCGGAACCCTGCCGGTCCCGGAAGCGAATGCCATCAACGAAGCGAGGATGACGTCCTGATTCAGGTTCGTCGCCGTGTAGGTCCCGACCTCGCACCCATCGAGGTACGCCTCCGGGGTCACCAACCCAAGTTGCACATCCGGGCTACCAGGGAACCGGACCCGCTGCTGGACGATGCCGCCCCAGATGATCGTCGGGGCAGTCGGGTCTCCGGTCCACGCAATCAGCGCCGAACCGCCCGGTTGTGTGCCGGCGACCCAGTCAGGGTTCGTGCCAGCATTCAGGTGCAGGACGGCCGATGCTGATTCGAGTTGCCCAATCGTGACAGCCAGTTGGGAGGTCAGTTCGATGTCGGGGAGGTCGCACACGATCTGCCCGGTGAGCAGCCTGATGGCGGTCCACTGCAGGGGCGCGATCGTAACGACCGGCGTGCCACCACCGCCGCCGCCTCCACCCGTAGGGGTGGCGGGGACTGCGCCGGGTTGGAGAGTCCCGGCCTGCGACGCTGGTGCACCGACCTGACCAGTGAAGACGGCCATCGTCTAGATGGACTCGTCGGTACCAGACATCAGGCACCGCACCATTCGGCACGCAGGAACGTCATGAATGGTGACGCGACCGACGTGAGAAGTGCGGCTCCTGAGGTTTGAACGGCGACGAGCTCGAGGTAGTCACCCACGGCCAGCGGATACTCGAACGTCGCGATCGGGCACACGGTAGTGGCACCAGCTGTAACCACCGCAGTTTCCGTTTGGATTAACGTCGTGCTGCCGTTGAGCCGGATCGCGCCGTTTCGACGTCCAGTGGCGTTGCTGGAAAAACCGACCGAACCGGAGATCCGATATTTGCCGGCTGTATGAGCGGTGAGTTTGGTGTTCGCTCCACTGGTCCACATCGTGTCGATGTTGACCGTGCCGACACCGGTACCGGTGTCGAGAGTGACCGGAACGACTGTGCCGTTCGCGATGGACTGTGCGACCGCCTGGTACGCCTGACCGCGCGGAGTGGCCCCGAACTGGGTCGCGACCCACGACACCGTTGGCGCACCACCACCCGACACCGGGACGTTGATGTTGGCCAGCACCATCCCACGTGCCGGGACAGCGGGCGGTGAAGGCGAGAGGGCGGCGGTCCCCGCGAGGTAGAGCACCTGACCCGAGGTGAGCCCGGACCCGTCCTGGACGTTGTCGTTAACCTTCACGTAGACGATGTCCACGCGCGGGTTCGTCGCGTTCGCCGCCGTGATCGCACCCGTATCGGTGCCATCAGTGGCGTACGCGTACGGGCCGGCCGACGCGGACGTCTGGGTATCGAGGACACCTGAGTGCGCGGCGACGTTCCATGTCGTAGAGCCACCACCAGACATGAAAACCGTGGTCGTCACCGTTCCCGGACGCACACCCGAAACAGCACCAACCGGGCGACCAACCGGCGCAATACCGAGGAACGCCGAGAACGCCTGCCGGGTCTGAGCCGCCGTGAACGACGGAGACCCCGCGGTCGCATCCAGGGGGAGCATGGCAACGGCCATCAGGGACGCCCTCTCAGATCCATGACGGCGTACCCGTCACTACGAGTTGCGCCGTCGAGCTGTACGCTGCGGCGTTGAAGTTGAACGTGTTGTTCCCGGGCAGAAGCGCAGGCCAGCCACGGGTCACCAACGACCCGTTGCGGGACGACTGCCCGTTGTAGAGGACCGTCCGTGCCTCGCAGTCGATCGCCAACCAGTCACCTGTGTTCACGACGAACCCGGGTGCCATCGCGAGCGTCAACCCGGATTCGGTGTGCGTGATTGTCGGACCGGTGACCGGGCCGTTGATCCGCAACGTGACAGGTCCAGACGTGTTACCCGGGTTGACCATGACCGTGTTGCCGGTGACCTGCGTTGAAGCCCACACCAGCGGCCATGTCAGGGGCGACCACGTGAGCCCACCCGCGGACGACGGCAGACCGACTGTGGCGCTCAGCGGTGACCCGAACCTGCGCGGGTCGGTGCAGGTCACTTCGATCTGCGCCAAGGTGTACCCGGACAGGTAGTCCAGGCTCGTCGGGATCGTCCGGGCGGTCACTGTCCCGTTGACCGTCGTCGACACCCCACCGAGTTGCAGCACCAACGGGATCTCGGCGCTGCCACCCGGCTGTGTTGCGGCCCGCAAAGCATCGATGGCGGACTCGAAAGCGCCCGAGACAGCGTTGATGTTGAACGCCATCGTCACGACCCTCGAGGGCATGTAGAACGGCTGGAACCACGACCCGTTCCGAGTCTGCTTCGGAGCCAGCGACACAGCGCCACCCATCGGCGCCTCGGCCATATCGTTCCAACCGACCAGTGCCTGCAGGTCGTACGCCGATGATCCACCGAACGCGAGCCCGTTCAGGGTGCCCGCCCAGTCGCCAGCGAAGCCCATCAGACGGGCCTGAGGTGGCCAGCGACGACCCGAACAGGAACGGGCGACGCGAGGGCCTGCTTGAGGACCTTCTGCATCGACTGTTCCTGCAACTGCCGCTGCTGCAGGGCCGAGTAGTTCTGACCGGAGGTCGCCATGGCGCCGGTCTGGTTCAGGGACGCGGTCGTCGCGACGTTCGAGGCGTTGAACTCACGGACCTGCGCCGTGGTGCCGGATGTGAGCGCCTGGATCTCCGCGATGCCCTGCGGCCCAGCGGCCTGCATCTGCGCGAGGACAGCCTTCGAGACACCCTCATTGCGGAGCTTCTTCACCCACGCGGCGAGGTTCCCGGCAGTGGTCTGCTGCGACTTCTGGTACGCCAGCATCGCCGTCAGAATCCCGTGCGGTGACGTGTCAGTAGCCCCGGACTGGGTCACCTTCATCCCGTTGATGATCGACGTCGTGACCGGGCCCGGCTTCTCGAACGGCGTCAGGTCAGCCGAGAACGCGTTCCCCGCGAACGACTGCGACCAATTCTGCGCCGCAGCAAGTTCACTCTGCGTCGCCGCGAGCTGGGCGTTGATCAACGCCAGACGGGCCTGCAACGCCTTACGACGAATCGCGGCGGCGTGGGACGCGTTGCTGCCCTTCCGGTGATGATGTGTGCTCGTCGCCGGGATCGAACCAGGGCCGAACCCAGCCAGCGGGTCACCAGGGACCGTGCCGCCGCCAGCCATCCCGGCGTTGATGGCCTTCAGCATCGGACGCCACTTATCGGCCTGCCCATGGCTGTTGGAGATGACTTCCTCACCAGGAGCAAGCGGTGTCAGAACCTTGTCGCCATACGGCGACCGAGGACCGGGAATGGTGCCACCACCAGCACTCGCTGGACCAATCCCGGCGACACCGGGACCGATGAGGTTCACGACCTTGCCGAGGATGTCGGCCTTCCCGAACGCCTTCAAGTGAAGGGAGACCGTGATGTCCTTGTGGGTCTCGATCTTGCCCATCGCCCGGATGAGTGCCTCGACCTGAGCAGTGGTGGTCGGCACCTGCTCTGCGTTGATGACAACCGCGATCTGCTTCCGCGTCAGGTCCATCTTCTTGGCGAGCGTCGCGACGTCCTGTGTGGTGTTCAGCAGGTTGCCGGCGAGGATCTGGAGCGCGACCGGCTTGGAGATGCCCTTGAAGTCAGACGCCATCAGTTCGGTGTTGAAGTGGATCAGCCGCTCGGTCTGGTTCGCGCGCTTGGCCAGGTCGGTCTGGAAGTTGAGAGCATCCTTGACCGCCTGGATCTCGGCGGTGACGACGCTCGCGCGCTGCCTATCGCCCGCCCGGTAGTACGCCGCGACCTCGGCCTGCGCCTGAATCAACTTGGCCTTGACCGTGTCGATGTCAGCGGTGTTGCCGAGCGATGCACCGATCAGGGTGCGTCCGGTAATCCCGACAGCGCCGGCGTTGGCCATGGCGCTATTGGAGCCGCCCTTGCTCAGGCTGGCGTTGATCTGCTGGCGGGTCGCGGTCGTGATCGCACCAGTCAGGTGGTCGTAGGTGTCAGCAAGCGCCTGAACCTCCTGCTGGCTCGCGTGAAGGGGCGCCTTACCGCTGTCGAACGCCTTGTACGCGAGATACGCCGCACCACCTACTGCGGCGAGGGCCAAGGCCACGGCGGTGATGGGGTTGGCGGCCGCAGCAGCGGAGAGGGCCGTGAAGGCCCCGCCGATCGCCTGGATGCCGCTGACGATGGAGGTGGTGAGGGCGATGGCCTTCAGTCCGAGGAAGATGATCGGCAACACGACGCCGATGGCCTGGAGCACGCCGACCGGAAGTGATGCCATGCCTCGGAGAACCTCACCGAGGACCAGCAGCTCGACGTTGCCGGTGGCGCTGAGGCCCTTGTAGATGTTGGCGAGGATCGGGCCGAGCGGCTGCAACGCCTGTCCGACCATGTGAGCGTCGGCGGCGGTGGTCGCGATGAAATGGTCGAACTGCGGGGAACCAGTCCACGCTGCGAACTTCTTCGACAGGTCATCAACCCACCGGATCATCGACGTGCCCTCTGGGGCGAACCGCTGGATCCCCTGCATCATGCCCTTGATGAAATTCCCGAACGTGTCACCGATCAGCGGCAACTGGGTCTTCGCGTCGTTGCCGAGCCACACGAACCACTGCCGCCAGAACGGGCTGTTCAACGCCTTCGCGGCCTCATCGGTCATGTCACCGACCGTGGTGCCCAGCGACAGCATCAGATGCTCGACGGTCGGGGCCAGCGGCAGGATGTCCTTCAACGCCCGGTCAGCACCAGGGAACACCCCAGCCTGTGCCGCCTGCTTGATCCCGGTCGCGGCAGCGGAGCCGCGGGTCGCGACAGTCCGAGTGAAGTCACGCCCCGACGCGTTCATGTCACCGTACGGCGAAAGCGCGAGCGTCTTCTTCAAGGCAGCGACCTGGGAGGCATTCTTCGCGTACGGGAGCGCGTCCTGATACTTCTGGTACGCCTGCACCGACGCACCGAGACCGTGGAACGCGAGCGCAAGGACCCCGACACCAGCCGCCGACGCGACCGCACCAGACCCGATCGCAGCCAGCCCACCAGGGAGCATGTTGATCATCGGCAACACAGCCGGCCCGAACGCGGCGATGTTGCCGAACATCCCGCCAACCGAACCGAGGTTCGCCTTACTGATCGAGTCGGTCGCCTTCTTCAGCGCCGCCAACTTCGTCAACGCAACCGTGTCGTCGACATGGACCCGGATCTCCGCGTTGTGCATCTCGCGGAGCTTCACCTGGATCCGGTCCAGGTCAACCAGCGCCTGCACCATCTCAACGTTGACGTTGATCCCGCGCGCCGACTGGGCCTTCAGGTCCGCGATCCGCGCCTGCAACACCTCAAGCTGCTTGGTCTGCGTCTCGACCTCGACCGAGATCTTCGGGTTCAACTTACCGAGGGCCTCGAGGTGCAGCTTCAGGCCGTTGATCTTCTGGTCAGCCTTGTCAGCCTTCGCGGTGAACTTGGTGTCGTCGAGCTGCAGGTATCCGACCAGAGTGCCGATGTTCAGGCTCACAACGGCTCCTCACTCGAACGTCGGGGGGTAGAGGATTCGACCGAGGCGCGTCGATGGGACCAGGGCGATCTTGTGAACCTCACCGGACTCGTACTGCATGTACGTCGGTGGTCGGTCACCAAGGGACGTGATCCGGGACTGCAACCACCGCCACGATCGGCGGCGCATCAGCGGGGAGTCGCAGTCGATGCCGTACACCTCGTGGAGGTCGGCCTCGATCGCCCGCCAGTGCTTGATGATCAGGAGGTGGAGGGCGTCACCCGTGGGGCCCGAGTCGGCTTCGTCTTCGATGAAGCGCGGGAGGCTGCCGGGCGCCCAGAGCGGGTCGTGGGAGTGGTCTTCTTCTTGGCCGGCGCCTTGTGGTCCTGCGGCTCCGGCCCCCGTGCTTCCCCCACGCCGGCGCTCCAGTACGCCTCTGCTGCTTCGCGGCTCAGGCCGATCCACATCATGGCCGTGGTCCCGGCGTGCTTGACCATCTCGAAGGGGACCTTGTCGGCCACCATCTCGGCGTAGGCGGATCCGAGGACCAGAGAGTAGGTCTCGACCTCTTCCTCGTCGTCGAGCTCGAGAGACGCCAGGTCCTCGGGCGACAGGGCGACGCCCATCTTCGCGGAGGCAGCCATCGTGAAGAGCCGCTGCAGTTTCACCCCGGTCGCGGCGTCCGGGGACTGCACGACGTAGACCTTGCCCATGATGGGCATGTGGAACGACGGATCGAAGAAGTCCTGCAAGTCCTGTAGAGCCATCACACACCTTCTCGGTCCTGGCCGAACCTGGCTGAAGCAACGGCCCCCGGCTCAGCCAGGAAAGGCCGGGGACCGCTGCGTTCGTGGATCAGCTGTACGTCAGGTTCAGCGACGCTGACGTACCACCCGGAGTGGTGACGGTGACCGTCTTCGCGCCGGCGGTCTGAGCCGATGCGGTGCAGATGATCAGACCGTCGTTGATCAGGACCCAGTTCGCGGTCGAGAGCGCCACGGCGTTGATCGTGACCGCGGTCGCACCCGTGAGGTACGAACCACGGATCTGGATCGTCGCGCCACCGGCAACACCGGCAGTGTTTGGAACCAGCGCCGACAGGAGCGGGGTGATCGCGCCGGCCGGGTGAGTGATCGCAGTCCGCGGGCCCTGCCCGGTGAGGGTGATCGCGACGTCGTCCGTCGCGTCCATCGCGCCGCCCTTGGGTGACCACGTCACCGCGACCTGACCGGTGAACGCCTCCGTGGTCGGACCGCCAGCTGCGTACTCGTAGAAGCGGACGTTGATGCTGTTCGCGACACCCTGCGTCAGCGAGGTGGTGCGGAGGAACTCCTGACCCGGGTCGTACGCGGTCGGCGCCAGGGCCTGCGTCTTGCGACCCACGGTGCCCGAGCACGACCACGCCAGCGCGGTGACGGTCGATGAGCGGTAGCCACCGCCGTCGAAGTCAGAGTCGTCCTGCAGTCCCGGCACCAGGTCCGGGGTGAAGTCCTTCATGCCGAGGACCGGGACCCACACCGGGGACGCGATCGTTCCGGTGTTGACGTCGAGGTACCACTTGCGGACCAGTGTCGATGCGCCCAAGGGCGTCTTGGTGGTAACAGGCACTGCTACTCCTTGGGGTTGCCGACGCGGGACGCGTCAGAGGTGGTGGTTTCCTGGCTGACCGCAGGCACGTCGCCCGAGGAATCTGTGGAGCCCGAATCGGCGACTACTTCGCCACCATCGGCGGCGATCGGCACGACCGGTTCGCTCGTGTCGACCGGCGGGTTCAGTGCGTCCCGGTCGTCGTGGATGAGCTCCTCGTCGGCCCGGAGCGCGAAGTTGTCGTGGATCGGACCGAAGACGGTCGTCACGTTCCCGGTCACGGTGTTCTTGAAGACGGACATATGGGGAGTCCTCCTGTTGGGGTACGACTGAGCCACCGAGGGCCGGACGGCACGCACGGAGGAATGGGGCTGGCTGAATCAGGTGCGGTTCGGCGACGGACGCCAGATCGACACGTAGTAGTTGTCTGCGCGTGCCCACCGCAGGAGCTCGTCCTGACCGAGCGAGACACCGGACTGGCGTTTGCAGAACACGACCCGGATACCGGTATTGAGGTCGACCTCGGCGAGGCCCTGGAGTTGGTTGAAGACCGCGTCCATGAGGTCATCGGTGGTGCGTGCGTCCGCGCCAGCGGTGCGGCCATGGACCTGCAGACCGGTGATGCTGTCGGACAGGGTCGCGGCGTCGGAGACGACGTAGGTGCTCAGTGAGAGCGCGGCGTCGCGGTCGGAAGGGATCCGTCGCTGGTAGATCCCGACCACGTTGGCCGGGTAGGTCGCACCAGACGGGTCCCACGTCGCGACACCCGTGTCTTCGAGCAGCTGCGCGATGCCAGCCACAAGCAGGGAATCAGTCATCCGCCCGTGACCTCACGGACGTGTGCGGCCACGGTCTCCGCGACGTGCTCAGCCTTCTCCAGCATCGAGGACTCCAAGAACTTCGCCTGGCCGCCGGTCGGGTGCTTCAGGTCCATCCGTTCGTGCTGGTAGGCCGCATAGGCGGTCCCGTACTTCAACGCGGCTCGTTTGGAGGTCGGAAGCATCTGCACTTCAGCCGTGTCCCGCAGTTCGCCGGAGGGCCGATCGTGGGTCTCTTGTGCCGGGTCAAGGACGGGGACACGCTCCTGGGAGAGGTCCATGACGTCGTGTGCGCCAGCCTCCAACCCCTTGAGGGCGGCCTCGAGGATCTCGGCGACCGCACCGTTGAGACCCGGAAGGATGGTGCTCTGGCGAAGGCCCTTGCCGGACTTGAAGGTGGCGTGCTTGTCGCTCATGTGAGGTGCACCTCCACATGGTCGGGCAGTCCGAGTGCCCCCGAGGTGCGGGCGTTGACAGAGATCACGGTGGCCACCCGGCCGTTGACCGTCACTCGGGTGTTGACCGTGAAGGCGGACTGGTTCGCGATGGGTGCGTAGATCGCGGTCGATGAGACGACTTCCTCACCGGTTGTCGCCCGCACCAAGTGGTTTCCGTCGTCAGCGAAACAGGGCACCGTCACCGGGGCGGCGTAGACGTCGCCGTAGGCACCAGAACCGGCGAGGGTTTCGACGGAGGCGGTGTGGACGAAGAACATGCTGATCATGCTCATCAGAACGGCCCATAGGTCTGCTGCCCGAGAAGGTTTCTCGGGGTGTTGTCCTGGTCCCAGAACGGCAGCCCTTGACCCGGGGCCATGACGCCAGTGGTCGTCTGAACGACTGTGACGGTCCCACCCACGAGCAGACTGCCGTCACAGGTCATCGGGGGTAGCGGGGTGGTCCCGAGGCTGCTGATGAACGTCACCACGAACGAAGGAGCGCCACCGGCTACTGAGACGTTGCCGGACCCGATAGAGGGAAGCGCGAGGAGCGCGTTCTGGACCTGCAGGGCGGTCGCGTTGTACGCCAGCGCGGTCGTGGTCGCACCGCTGAAGGTCAGGGTGAACGTGCCACCGGTCGCACCGGACAGGAGAACCGTCTGGACCGCGTTGATCCCGGTCGGGAGCGTGTCAGCTGAGAAAGCGGACCCCCGGCCGGCGAGGATCCGTAGCATCTTCTTGTCCGAGGCCAGCAGCCGAAGACCACCGAGAGGACCACTCGCCGCGGTCCCGCCTCCGAACTGGAGGTGCGCGGTCCCGATCGATGCATTCGAGACCTGCTGGGGGTTCATGAACGCCCTGGCCGACACGTCGAGAACCACCGCCGAGGCACCCGCGGGCAGCGGGTTCACGATCGCCTCACACAGACCTTGCGCCTGGGCGATGATGAACGTCGCCCGGCTCGAGTCGATGCTGGTGAGCTCGAGGTAGGTAACCAGGTCGCTCGCGGTGATGACGGGTGCTCCCATGGCTACCTCCTCGTGTTCAGTTGTCGGTGTAGAGGGCGCCGATGGTGAACGACGGGGTGGTGCCGGAGACTGTCCAGGTGATCCGGTAGTAGTTCGTCGTCGTCACCCCATCGCTGGCCGTGGTGGGTGCTGTCGCGGTCGCCACGAGCACGTCAGCCCCGGTGGTCGTCTGCGCGGACCCGGTGGTGGCAGCTGCATAGGAGACGGGTGGGTAGTTGTTGGAGTTCGCGTCGTTGTCGAACGCGATCCCGAACGTGACCGACGGCGTGGTGCCACTCGCGGCGGTGATCGTGACGTACGCGTTGAGCGTCGCGACAGCATCCGAGCTGAGCGTCATCGCCGAGGACTGCCCCGACGCCGTGATGACGGTTCCCGGAGCGAGGATCTGACGCCGGTTGAACGCAACCGGAGCGGTCATTCGTCCGGATCCTCATCGGCGGACGGTACCTCGACCGGAGCATCCGGGGGTGCAGCCTCGACGGCCGCCGGCGCCTCATCGGCAACCTGGACAGCACCTTCGGCGACGAGCGCAGGGCCGTACTCGGCCGCGTCGTCCGCGCTCAGGTTGTACACGTACTCGCGGGTCTCGTAGTCGAACTCGCCAACGACATGAGGTTCGCCGTCGCCCTGCAGGGCGATGTTCTTGATGCTTCGGAAGGTAGCCATGCTGACTTCTCCTGATTTCAGTGGGGATGCGGACGCCCACAGCACCCCTAGGAAGGGGGTGCTGTGGGCTCAGGATCAGGTCAGATCCTTGATGTACGCGTGCGCGTTGGTCGGGCCGTACTCCAGGCCGATCTCGCCGTAGAGCTGGAACTTCCGGCTCGAACCGGTGCGACCCAGCTCCTCCACGAAGAGGGTGCCGACGCCCTGGGGGGTCGGGATCTCCATGAACACCGGGTAGCAGACCGAGAGGTCGATGATCGCGCAGGTGTGAGCCGGGATCCAGCGGTTCAGCATCACGCCGAACGTGCCGAAGTCGGTCACGATCGTGTCGATCGCGACACCACCGATGTTGCGGGTGAAGGTCGCCTGGTTCAACTGCGGGGCAGCCGAGTAGACGTTCGACAGCGCAACCTTCTGGTCAGGGCCGACCATGAACACGGTCGATGCCTGCGGCAGCTTCGCGGCAGCAGAGAACGCGGACTGCAGGGTCGTGTCGACGATCGCCTTGCTGACGGCACGGTTCGTGCCACCGTTCGCGTTCACGGTCGCCGCAACGCCGAGGACACCCTGGGTGGCTCGGACCGCAGCGTTGTTCGCCGGCCGGGCGTAGGTGCCCGAGAGGAACGACTGCTCCACGTCGATCGCCATCGAGTCCAGTTCCGCACCGGTCTGGATGGCGAGCTCGTCGAGCACGAGGTCGTCCCACTGGGTGCCGACGTTGACACCGGAGAAGTTGCCCCGGGCGCCGAGCTTGGAGTAGGTGATCTCGATCGCGGACTGGTGGATCTCCACCGTGTTCTTGATGTTGGTCCGCGAACGCTCCGCACCCGTGGGGGCCGCAGCACCTTCCAGGGCGGCGTTGTTCGCCGACGACGCACGCCGGTCGATGGTCTGCCACTCGAAGTCGATCGCCCGACTCATCTTGGCGCCGTTCAGGCCACCGATGGCGGACAGGAACGGGGTTTCGGTCGGGGAGACGGTGAAGAGTTCACCGTGGTAGTTCTGCAGGTTGAATGTGGTGCCCTGCCCGGAGACGGTAGCCATTATGGCCCCTCCTTAAGAGGTGTTGAGGCTTATTGGGACGGCCCGTTCTGCAGCACCTGGGACGACTTGAGGCGGAGAACCGCCTTGATGTCGCCTGCCTTCTGTGCGGCAGCGATCTGGTCCGTGACACCGAGCGGCGGGGACGCCGAGCGGCCTTGTGCGGGGTTGGGCTTCATGCCCGGGGCCGTCTGGACGGCGAGTCGCGGGTTGGCCTCGATGGCTGAGGTGATCGCAGCCGTGACGGCGGCGTTGTCAGTCGGGTCGATGGCCGCGAGCGACGCCAGGAAGCTCGTGGAGTCCAGCAGGGCGACGGGGTCGCCGCCTGCTGTGTCGGCGTTGCGGAACACGGCGAGCTCGACTCGCGCTTGCTTCGCTTCGGCCTGGGATGTGGTGAGGGACTCGGTCAGTTTGGCCGGGTCGATGGTCTCTTCTTCGACGATGCCGAGTGCCTTACCGATGGTCTGGGCGAGTTCTGTCCGCGCTTCTTCGGCAGCCTTGGTCTTGGCGTCCGTGCGGTCTTTCGCGTTCTCCTTGCGGAGGCGCTCGATCTCGGCCTTTGCTGCGGTCGGGTCTTCCCAGACATTGGTGGTGGCCGCAGGTTCGGTCAGCTTGACCGGTTCTGCGGGCGGCGTGGCCGCCGGGGGAGTCGTCGCTGCAGCAGGCGGCTCAGTCACGGCGGGAACGGGGGGTTCTACGGGTGTTTGGGACATGAGATAGCCCTCCTGGGGCGTTGTTGGTTCACCCGCTCCAGGCGGGATGTTCTTGGGGTTACTTCTTCGCCGGCGGCTTGGCCGGGAAGACGCCGGGTCCCGGCTTCGGGATCACCACAGTGGCGGACGGATCGGCAGCAGGATCAACTGCGCCGAGAAGGGTCTTGTCGACCTTCACGTCCTTCGCGATCAACGAATGCGCAATCTCGTTGAGCAGCGAAGTGCCGTCGTCGACAAGGCGGTCCTGCTCGAGGCGTGCACGCTCCACAGCGGAGTACCCAGCCTTCTTCAACGTCACATCTGAGGTCGGCGGGATCATGCCGCTCGAAATCTGCTTGAACAGGGCGTCCGAGGTCCCCGCGAGCGTCTCGGGGGCCGGGTCGCGCCAATCGGTCTCGATCCGCATCGCGTTCGGTGGCAGCGACCCCTCCCGGACGAGAAGAGCGAGCCGCATCGTGTCCTCGTGGCCACTGGAAAGGGTCACCTGCTTCATCAGCGACCGAGACGTCAGCTCCTGGTACCCGGAGCGGATCGCGTCAGCTGAGGCGGGGTTGCCGTCCGGGTGAATCCCGAGCATGTGCGGCGGGCAACCCATCTCCCCTGACATGATCGAGGAGTACAGATCGAGCATCTTGGTGTACCCGGACGGGTCGGCGCCGGGGAACTGGCCCAGGGTCGGCAACTGGCCGTCCTCGTCGCGTTCGAGCATCCATACCTTGTTCAGATAGGCGTCCCACGCAGACTTCGCGGTCCCGTCCGAGTTCTGGAACGCCTCCTCGGTCACACCGAGCGCGTACCGGCGCGGTGCGATGTGGAACTCGCGGCCGACCTCCATGCCGAGCAGAGTCCGGGTGGCCGAATCGACCGTGTTCATCCACGATGCCCGGATCTCGGACTTGCCGGCACGGTCCGCGAGCCGCATCCGGTTCGCGAGCCGCGCGATCGGGACATAGCCCAGGTTGTGGTCGTCGCGCTCGACGATCTGCCAGCCAGCGCTGTTCGGGTCACCAGACCCTGCTTCGCGGGCCATGTGGATGGTCTTGCCGGGCAGGTAGAGCGCCGCCACCTCGTGGCCGAACATGTCCGAGGTGAAGGTCGTGTCGAGGTAGATCTGGAAAGCCGCCGTGACGCGTCGAAGTCGGGCGTCGTAGTTCCCGATCATGTTCAGCGGGGACTCGTAGGTGATCAGAGGCTCGCCCTGGGTGCTCTCATCCCCGGGGCCGACGATCGAGTACGCACGCCCATACACGAAGGCATCGAGATGAGCCAGGGGTGCTTCGCCGTCGCAGTCGTTGGCCTGCCAGATCCCCATCAGCTTGTCATCGACGTCCGTAGCCCCGGGAAACCGGAACCCCTCCACGATCGTGCGGTTCACCAACGCGTCGACCCCGATCGCGGGCCACCCGACGACCGTGCGGAGACCCTTGAGTTGGGGCGGGATCGAGATCCCGAGGTCCTGCATCTTCTGCAGACCGTTGTAGTAGTACCCGGTCAGCTCCAGGTACGGGCGTGTGGAGAACAGGCGGGTTGCCAGCCAGTTCGCGACGCTCTGCTCGTCACCGTCCAGGCTCAACGAGGGCAGCGTGGCGATCGAGGGACCAGATCCGCTGAAAAGGGGGTTGGGGCCAATCGTCGTCAAGACGCGCTCCCCTCAGGTTCGGATCGGTTAGTCCTCGAGCAGGATCACGCGGCCCTGGCCCGGCGCGCCGGCAGTCTTCATGCTGAGGAGGTAGATGCGGCGCAACATTCGGGCGCCGACGAGGCAGACGGCGAGGTCGATCTTGTGCCGGGATTCGCGGTTGTCCTTGCGGATCGACACACCCCACCGACCGGGCGCACGTTTCGCGTTGCGGAGGTGCTCAACCAGGACCCCGGACTCAGCGAAGGTGACCTCGTGGGACTCGAGCTCGGTGAGGACCTGCTCGCAGGCTGCGACGAAGGTCTGCTGGTTGGTCTGCAAGGCCATGTCGAACGCGACCGCGTGAGTCCGGTTGCCCGTCTTCACCGGCCAGCACTTCAGGCGCTTCCCATACCTGGTCGACCACTCGTCGCACAACGGCCACCAGAACCGGTTGTCACCCTCAGCGTCGTCATCCTTGGCGTGCGACGGGTCGAACCAGAACGCCACGACCTTGTACCGGGCCATCGCCGCAATGACCGCGTTGTCGACCGCGTCCCGGCTGACGATCTGGCCCTTCTTGGGCTGCTGAACATGCAGCACCTGGGCGTGCCCATCGCTGATCCGGATCGCGATCAGGCCAGTGGCGTCATCCGACTTCGAGCCGTCACCGAAAAGGGCAACTTTGTCACCCTCGACCAGCAGCTCGGGCCGCTTCCCGAGATCGATGTCCTTCGGGTCAGCCCACGCATCCTCAGCGGCGGTGATCTGGTTGTACCACTTGCGCCGAGACTCGCTCGGCGGGTTCCGCGGGTCCTTGATCGAGCTCAGGATCCGCTTCACGTTCAACCAGACCGAATCACCACGGATGGCCTCGATGACACCAGGGGCCGCATCGATCGACAACGGTGCCTCAGGTGGTGCTTCGAGACTGTCGTAGAGCAACCCGAAGTCCACGGTCTTCGGCGGCTGACAATCCAGGCACTCGACCCAGCCGACCTCGTCGGTATGAACCTCGCAGCGGATCCCGACCGTCGCCTCGTACGCCTCGCGCGACCGTTGCCCAACCGAATCCTCACCAGGCCGGTACGCGTTGCAGATGTCAAGCTGCCGGGCCGCACCGTCCGCCGACTTCGCCAGGTTTCCCTCGACCGCGCCGGCGAGAGCATGGCCACCGTTCGACTCGTTCCAGTTCTGGGTCTCATTACGAATCACCCGCGTCGGACGCGGGCCCTCGATCGCCATCACCGAAGAGGTCGACGCCTCAATGTGAGCGGTGTCGCCGCGCGCCCACACGTCAAGTTTCCCGATCTGGACGCCGTACTTCCGCCGAGTCTCCGCAGGAATCAGAACCGGGAACAGCGGCATCGTGTTGCGCTTGATCTGGTCCTGCGCGACACCGACGATCTGAACGTACGGGTTCGGGGTCTGCATCCCGACCGGCACATCACCGTCGAAGTGGGAGAACACTGCGTCTTCGGAACAGATGTCCGACGCGGACAATGCGACCGCGAGCGGGTCCTTGCCCCAACCCTTCAACCGCTGAAGCACCGCGGTCGGGTACAGAAACTCACCCGTCTCCGGGTCAAGGGCGTCCTGCCACAAGATGAACCGGGCCTGCTCGAGCGTGTAAGTCCACTCGCCACCCTTGGGTGCCGACAGATTCAGCCCAGCCCACGCGAGATTGCGCCAACCAAGCGTGACCGCCGGCAGCACCCACCCGTTGTCGTAGCGCCAGGTCGGGCCAATCTTGACCGGTTCCCAAGCCAGATCGGTCGGTGGCGCGGCCGTCTCGAGCTGCCGCTCATACCAAGCGATGACCGCCCGGTAGTCGGAGTCCTTCGCCTTGGTCTGCGACGCGGCCGAGAGGCTACGCGCCACGACCTCTACCAGTCGCCCACTTCGAGTTCGCCGCGTCCCGCTGCTGGTTCACCTCAGGCTCATCGCCCGAGTCATCCGGCAGCTTCAACCGCACCAGCGCCCCATCGAGTGCCGCGCGCTGAACCCGCAACTCGCCGATCAGCGGATGGATCACATCCTGACCCATCGAACCCCTGGTCAGATACGGACGACCGAGCTCAGCCCACGCCTTCTCAAGGTCCGCAACCATGTCCGCAGTCCGACAGGCAGCATGCAACCGGGTGATCTCATCCGGCCGCAGCGCATACTTGCCCGCGATCGACACCCAGAGCGATTTCCCAGCACGCGCAAGATCGGCAGGTGCCTTCGGTGCAGCCATGACGCCCTCCTGGGGCAGATCTGAGCCCCGCCTGGGGGCCGAAAAAACGAAAACGAGCCGCACGCAGACCGCGAGTTGCT